TTTTTGTAGCACCAAACGTGCAACATTGGGGTGTGTCAGCCATTATGGACGGACGTTACGACGAAGATATTTCATATGTGTTCACAACACCACGTTCCACAGCGGCGGTGGTACAACCCAACCAAACAGCACCATTGATCAGTATGCGTGTGAGCCCAAGTGCTTCAAACGGTTTTGCTCGTAACTTTGGTGTACGCGACATTGTGCTACGTATGCAGGCCAAATTGTATCAGATGGACGTTTACAACGCTGGACCATTCTTGGTAACAGTCAAGTACAACTGTGCAAGTGCTACATTTACTCCAGCACTATGGACAGCCAACAGCGTGGGTTCAGGTTCATTGAGTCAAGTTATCTATCACAACCCAAGTGACTTGGTTGTTGGTGGTGATATTATCTTGGCTTTCTATGCCAACGCTTCAGGCGGTACATTCTTCACTTCAACAAGTGCTGATATGACAGTGGTCAAGGACCTAGGTAACAGCGTGTATGGTGGTGACGGTGTGTTCCCAGATGGTCCAGACGTTATTACTGTGTTTGCAACCAACTTGGATACACGTTATTCAAACCCAATCTTCAGTCGTATTTCATGGACTGAATCACAAGCGTAATCAACTGCGCTGGTGCAAAGAAAGGATCGAAAGATCCTTTTTTTGTGGCTGTGTTGTCTGTACATGCAGAAATTTCAGTCAACAAAAAACCCGCCTCAGCGGGTTTTTGTTTGGCGTATTTGCTTAGGTCAATGTGAATGTGGCATACACATCGTTGGCACTGCCGCCAGCATAGCTTTGAACAGCAGTGTAGCTGGTGCCAGGCACAATCAAGTTGCCTTGCGACAACACTATGAATTCACACTTTGCAGTTTTGTTGGCAGTCAAGGATACTGCGTTGGTACTGGTACCAGCGTTGTTGTTCACCAAATTGGTGAATGTCAGTGTGATAGTGGCATTGTGTGTGTTCTTCACATAAAGTATGATTCTGCGTCCTAGTGGAAAACCTTTGGCATAAGGAACACCACCTGCACTAATCAAGTTATCAAAGTCAAATGTGCTGTTTACACCAGTTGCCAAAAACACCGTGTTGTGTCCAGTTAAGCCAAAGTCCAAACTGTATCGGTTGGCACCGGTACCAGTTGCCACTGCGGGAACCAGGGTGGAAACAATGCGTTTCTCGCCTGGATTACCAATAACTGCTACACCAGTTGCCACTGTGGTAGGTGCGGCACCGCCCTGGCTGACAAATGTCACGCTTGGTGGATACAAATAACCAGACCCTGCATCAACAATAGTCACAAACTGAATGGCACCACTGCTGATACTGCAAACAGCAAGAGCTTGTCTGCCGCCCGGTACATCTGGACGACTCAATTGAATTTGTGGTGACGCACCATATCCCGCACCTGCGGTTGTGATAACGATCTGTGTAACACAGCCCACTTGGTGTACACATCCCTGTGTAACAACTCCGCTGTAACCAATACTTGCGTAAGCAGTAGCAGTTTGACCAACATAAGTCAAGCCAGCGGTTCCGCCTGTAGGCAGTGCAGTGCCATATGTGTGCGTTGGAGCACTGGTACCCAATGTGCCTGGATAGCTCACTTGATAAAAATTATAAAGACCAGATCCAGCTGGAGCTTTCACAAACAACGGTGTTGAATTGTTTGGCGCAGTTGATATGATGCCGTTCACTGACAAACTTCCTTGAACACTACTGCTGATAGTCACGGTGGTTGTTGTAGCAAACACAACTTGCCAAGTTCCGTTGTATCCTTGAGGAACACCACCGGAGTTTGTGGTACCTTGTATAGTGATAGTTTGTCCTGGGTAGAACGGAACAATGTTGATTGATCCTGATAAGGTGCTGAATCCAATTGTAACAAAACCGTTTCTGACGAAATCAGGCAATGTGGGAGTCATTGTTGCACTTACAACAGTACTGGTGAATATAAATGGTATGTTTCTTACAGCATTTTGATAGCTGGTGGCCAAGTTACAGGTCCCGCCAGCTTGGATACTGATAAAAAACCAAGTACCGTTGGTTAATCCGCCTTGACCACCACCTGTTATGCCTGAAATTACCACAGGTTGACCAGTGTAGAATCCTGAAGTACTGGTCACAGTCACAGTGGCACCAGATGCCACGTTTGACACGCTGGTAGCACTGCCAAGTATAACTACACCTGTGCCACTTGCACTGGTTGTGGCAAATGTGTGTGGGATAGCACCTTCAGCATACTGCTGGCCAGCTAACCACATCATGGTGTTTGCATTGTTTGGGACTGGGTCAGTCACTGTAACTGCTGGCACATTGCTGTATCCGGTGCCTGGATTGATCACGTTGGTGCCCACAATGTAGCCACTGCTCACAGTGCCAGCACCTGGAACAAAACTCACAGCACCAGTAGTACCGTTTGCATAAGACACTGTACTTGTTGTACAAGCAGTGACAGTGTAATAACCATTATAACCAGTTGGAGTCACATTGCTTACATATATCTGCTGACCCACTACAAATGGAGGCAGTGCTTGAGTAGCAAACGGAATAGTCGCTACGGATCCAGTTCCACTCACTGTGGCAATAACGCTCAATGTCACGTTGTTCATGACTGGAACTACCACAGCAGGAACACCATTGGACAGTTGAGGAGCACTGATGTTGAATTGTGGTGCTGTTGCTCCACCTGCCCATGATTGAAACATGTATCCAAACACACTCAATGCACCTGGACTGCTGGTACCAAAGTACCAACTAACAGTGGTTTGATTACAAGACACCACTTGCCAATTGCCGTTGTATGCCACCGGAGTACAACCAGTTACTGTGATGAATTGTCCCACGATGAATGGAGGAGCATTTTGACTCTGAAAAGTCATGGTAACAATGCCGTTTGACCATGCCGCACTCACGGTGCCCACCAGGTTGTAATAACCTCTGTAGTCACCTCCCAGTGTTGGAGCAACCAGTATGTTGTTCACTGAATAACCGTAGGGCATGTTCATAAATGCACCGCCGGTTGATATGTTGTGTTGAGCGCCAATACCACCTAGTGTTTGAATTGCACCAGTGTTTGAACTGTAACTGGGTGTGGATTCGTCAAAAATCACTGACCCTTTAATAGTGTTACTAGTAGATCTAATAACCAAGTTGGCACCGCGAGCATCGCCGCCCACGATAGGAAAGCCCGGATTTACTTGGTCAGTAGTGACTACGCCGGATTGTGTTTGAGTTGACATTTAAGAATCTCCGCTTATTGCTATTATTTAGCCGAATCTTGCTTAACTTCTTCCACATGAGTGTTTGGAGCATGAGCCAACATCCAAGACTCCATTGCTGTTTTGGCTTCGCGCACACGGTCCTGCGCGGCCACATGATCCAAATGAGCACCTGTTTCAGTTTTTTTAATAAGTCCACTGGTGGTATTGTCAAAATCTTCTATAGCTGTCTGCAAGCTATCAAACAGATGTTGTCCTTCACGGGCTATTTCTACCGATTGGCCTTGTATTCCTAGGTTAAATCGTTTACAATCAACTTTGTACCGATCTAAATCTTGTATTCTCGAGAACATAAGTATAACTCCATTTTATAGTATACTTATTTTAGATCTAGTTAAATAACTGCAACCCTGGAGAGCACATGAGCACAGATAATATAGAAATCAAAGATTGGCAAGATGAGATGGTGGAAAAAGACATTATCTCAACTGCATGGCAAGCTGAATTTTTTGGCCCTGAAGAAAAAGTTAAAGACGAAGCAGAACTAGACACATTCAATGTGCATGTGATATACAAAAAAGAAAAAAATTTTACTTGGTACTATCCACAGATCAAGGCCGCACTGCTGGCTGATGCTGTGAAAGAATTTGTGGAATTCAACGGAATTGTGGACGCAACCGAAGATGACATTGAAGAGTTAAAAGCGTTCTTTTTTCATTACTTGAGATTTGTGCAATTTGATGTGGATCTCGGTGACGTCACTGAGCCAGGCCGTGAATTTGAACCTGAAGGCATCAACGAACAAGTTGGCGAAGATGACTTGGATGACATTGTTGAAGAATTGCAAGAAGCTGGAATGGAACAAAAGTTTGCCGGAGCAAACAAACCCCAGTTACATTAGATCTACCACATCAAACACTGTTTGTAATTTGGTACGAATGGTCTTTGAACTAAAACTGTTACGCAAGCCTTGATGTAGGGGTTTAGGAGCACGGTCCACAGTGCTCCAGGCCCATGCACTGTGTTCATCACTCAGTACAGGAACAAATTCAGTTTCTATAACACATAGATATGTGTGAAAATTAAACACTCTATCATTTGATACAAATGTTTCTAATGGTAGAGTTTTTATTATTTTGGGTACACTGCCAATCTCTTCAGTGATTTCACGTTGCAAACCCTGCCATGGAGTTTCGCCTGACACATTGGTACCGCCAACCAGACCCCAAGTACCTGCATGTTTACCATCTGCTTTTTGCAGTAACAAAAATCTGCCTGTGGTTTTTGCATAAAACAATGCACCACTGCAAACAATAGATTCTTTTACAGTACTATTTTCCATTGACCAGCCCTATATTCACCTTCGTAGCTCTTGACCCAGGAAACTCCGTTCCACAAGTATTGAACTCCAGTGTATATATTCGTCTGCCACACCATGGTGCTGGCAAACTGACTGTGTGCAAATACCACACGCCATGCTGAGCCAGTCCACTCTATGATGTCGTTGGCATAGGCCACCAGTGTGCCCCATTCTGTTGCAGGATCAACATTTTTGATATTACCGATATCATCCACCAACAAGTAGCGTGTGCCAGTAACAACTGCATCGGGGTTATAAGTCAAAGGATTAATGATAGCATCAAAGGTACCAGTGCTGTTGGGTCTATAGCTGCCAGCACCGTTGTATCCAACAGCACTGTCAAGTTTGCCAGTGCTGTCAATGCCAGTGTTAGTGGTCAAAGTGTCCGGATTCCAATTCACGCTCAATTTGCTTTCATCCAACGCATTTACAACAAATGTACCAACAACATAACTGCCATTGGGCTGTTGCAAATATATCATACTGCTACCAGCAACGTAGGTTCCGCCAGCGGTTAACAAAAATTCTCTCCAACTCAAAGGCAATCCCTGGCGAACTGGCGCAGGATCAGGAGTGGGCTCGTTTGGCATAACACTTTCAGAAGGATTCAACAACAGTACTGAGGAGCCTATAACTTCAATGGCGTTTTGTCCAGCAGTTGTTATGGATATGTCAATCAAATTAGTAAATGTTGTAGTTGATGGCATGTCGGATCCCAGCCCGTCCACATAGCTGGTGGTGTTGGTTGCGGCTGAATTGTAAAGACTGGTAACAATCTTTGTAATAACTCCGAGATGTTTGACTTTGGCCGGAGGACTCAACCACACAGGAGTATCCAATTTCAATGTTGTTATGTCAATGGGCGTGTCATTGCCCACTGGAACTTGTCTGCT